GATGAGCAAACTGAGGATCTTTTAGATGATGCCATACAGTATTTTCAAGAGAGGCATTTTAATGGTGTCATACAAACCTTTTTAAAATATAAAATAAGACAAGAAGATGTTGATAGATCTAGAGGAAAAGGTGCAGAAAATCAAATAGGAATTGTTACTACTACGACCAGTGCGACAGTTGCAGGAATATCAACAACATTCAGTTTTGAAGAGGATAGTAATTATCTTGTAATGCCAGATTCAGTGATTGGTGTTAATAAATTATTTCATTTTGATGGTGCTAATACAGTAACTAATAATATGTTTAGTGTTAAGTATCAATTGTTTTTGAATGATGTTGCATTTAATTTGGGATACGCTGGCATTCTTAATTATGCAATGACAAAGAGATACTTAGAAGATATAAATTTTGCTTTGACTACAGAGAAACAAATAAGATTCAATCAAAGACAAGATCGTTTATATATGGACATGGATTTTGCATCGATGACTGTTGATGATTATCTTGTCATTGATTGTTTTAGAATAATAGATCCAAATGACCACACTGGTGTATATAATGATTACTTTTTAAAGAGGTATCTTACCGCATTAATGAAGAGACAATGGGGTCAAAACTTGATTAAGTTTCAAGGTGTAAAATTACCGGGTGGTGTAGAATTAAATGGTAGACAAATATATGATGATGGTCAAAGAGAATTAGATGTTATAAGAGAACAAATGTCAAATACATACGAGTTACCACCACTCGATTTCATAGGATAGTGATATGGCTCTTAATCCATTTTTCCAACAAGGGTCAAAAACTGAGCAAAACTTAGTTCAATCTCTAATTAATGAACAACTCCAAATCTATGGTGTGGAAGTTCATTATTTACCAAGAAAATACGCAACATCAAATACAATTATTAAAGAAGTTGTTGAATCAAAATTTGATGATGCTTTTCCATTAGAGGCATATGTAGAATCCTTTGATGGATATGGAGATAATCCAACTTTATTATCTAAGTTTGGAATACAACAGACAAATGAATTAACACTTACAATATCAAGAGAAAGATTTGAAACATATATTACACCACTTATAGAAGACCTATCAAATATTAAATTATCCACAAGGCCAAAAGAAGGAGACTTAATATATTTTCCGTTAGGTGATCGATTATTTGAAATAAAATATGTAGAGCATGAGCAACCATTTTATCAGTTAAGGAAAAATTATATCTACACATTACGTTGTGAACTGTTCCGTTATGAGGATGAAATTATCGATACTGGTGTCGATGAGATAGATGATACGTTAGCGGCCACAGAAGGTGTAGATGGTGAAGATTTCATTGTTGGAAGCACACAGGTATTAACTTTAGTAGGCACTGCATCAAGAGCAACTGCTGTCACCGGCATTTTAACAAGTGGTATTCAGTTCATAGATGTAACAAATCGAGGGCGTAATTACACGTTTGCTCCTAGAGTTGCAATATCGTCAGCTCCGACTGGTGGAACAACTGGTATTGCTACTGCAGTTCTGAGAGGTGGAATAGTTGTATGCACCGGTGCTGCTGATATCAATAATTCAAGAGCGAGTGTTGTTCAGAGAATAGATCTCGTTGATCCCGGAATTGGATATACAACAGGCCCTGACATTCAAATATTTGGTGATGGTGTGGGGGCTGCTGCAACTGCTCATGTCACATCTGGATCTATCGGTATTGTGACAGTGACTGGTGGTGGTTCAGGTTATACAACAAGTCCAGCGATTACATTTTCAGGAAGTCCAACTGTTTCTGCTGCTGCTACTGCAATTGTGAGTGCTGCTGGAACGATTAGTGCAATTCATATAATGAATGGTGGATCTGGTTATTCATCAACACCAACCATGACAATCGCACTTCCAGCCGGAAGCACCGCGTCTGGTAACTTCCAATTTAACGAGGTCATAACTGGAGGTACAAGTGGTGCAACTGCTAGAGTAAGAAACTGGAATACAACAACCAAAGAACTTACCATTTCTAACGTTGAAGGTGTTTTTGCAGAAAAAGAAGAAATTACTGGATCAACATCTGGTGCAGTTCATACAATCAGACTTATAGATCTTACTAATTTTGATGATGGATTTGGTGATAATGATAATTTTGAAACTGAAGCGGATGCCATATTAGACTTCTCAGAGGGTAATCCCTTTGGACAACCATAAATAACTGGGTATAGGTGCAAAAATGTTTGAGTATTTTTACAACGAAATATTTAGAAAGACAATTATCTCTTTTGGTACGTTGTTTAATGATCTCTCCATTAAGCATACTGATTCTGACGGAAATAAATCAGTAACAAAAGTCCCACTTGCATATGGCCCAATAGGCAAGTTCTTAGCAAGGTTAGAACAATCACCTAATTTAAATAAATCAGTGGCAATGACGTTACCCAGAATGTCATTTGAATTTACTGGTTTGACATATGATCCATCAAGAAAAGTAACAACAACACAACAGATTACAGTTAAAGATCCAGTCACAGAAAACACGACTAAAAAAGTGTTTATGCCTGTTCCTTATAATATGCAATTTGATTTAAATATAATGTGTAAATTGAATGATGATGCTCTACAGATTGTTGAACAAATTCTACCGTTTTTTCAACCATCATACAATTTAACTGTTAATCTTGTATCAGAAATAAATGAGAAGAGAGATATTCCAGTGGTGTTAGAAAATGTATCATTTCAAGATGAATATGAAGGTGATTTTTCATCAAGAAGAGTTTTATACTATACATTGAGGTTTACAGCAAAAACATACTTATTTGGCCCTGTTTCCTCCGCAACAGCAGAAATTGTCAAATCTGTATCTGTTCGTTATCTTGCTGGTAACAAAGGTAGTATTGAGAGAGACGTTACATATTCTGTGAAACCAAGAGCTATTAAAGATTACACGGGTGATGTAGTCACTAACTTAGCAGAGGATATTGATGCAACACAGAAAACATTTAAGGTTGATGATACTACTAATGTCAAGGATGAATTCTACATTGTTATAGATAATGAGGAGATGTTAGTAAAATCCATATCTTCATCTAGCAGTAAAATCACTGTTGAGAGAGGGAAAGATTCTACACTCGCTACATCACATGTTAGAGGAACTGACATTAAAGGCATTGATTACACAAATACTTCAGATGGAGAGGGTGTTGATAGTGCTGTCATTCCGATGGGTGATGACTTTGGATTCAGTGGTACAATTACATGAAAACCTCAAAATTTGATGATCTAAATGATACTTTTAATGTTGAAACAGATATTGTTCCTGTTGAAACATCGAAGGTTCAAAAAAAAGTTATCAAATCACATGAGGATCATATTCAAAAAGATTATGAATATACAAGAGGTAATTTATACAGCATCATAGAAAAAGGGCAAGAGGCAATAAACGGAATACTAGAACTAGCACAAGATAGTGAAATGCCAAGGGCTTATGAGGTTGCTGGACAACTTATTAAGAGCGTCTCTGACGCAACCGATAAGTTGATGGATTTACAGAAGAAACTCAAAGATGTTAATAAAGAAGAGGAAGCAAAAGGGCCATCTACAGTGAATAACGCATTGTTTGTAGGATCAACATCTGAGTTATCAAAGATACTTAAGTCTGGACTTAATAAGGAGAATAAATAAGTCAGGGAGAGGAATCCCAAAGTAATATTTTACTCATAAAATGTCGGAGAAATTACCGTCTTACGAAGATTTCATTATTGATGAAAGTAATCTTCCCTCAGTAGACGAACTTATTGTTGAAAATAATTTACCCTCGGTTGATGATTACATCGACATGAGTGTAGGAGCAGGAAATACAGCAATTATAGATACAGCACCTTGTTCAATTGAAGAGAATATAAATCAAGAGGAACAACAAGATTTAACAGAGATAATACGTCTGATAAGTGACGTAAGAAAAGATATACCAGAAATACCTGAGATAAAATATTATGATAAAGAGTTAGAGTCAATATTAGAACAAATAAAAGAAATACCAGAAGTAAAGTATTATGATAGGGATATAGAAGCTGTTTGTGAACAAATAGATCAAGTAAAGGAGGAGATAAAAGAATTACCAGAACCAAAATATTATGATGATCAAGTGTCATCTATCGAAGATCGTATAAGTAATCTTCATGAAAATTTGAACAATCTTCCGGAGGTAAAATATTACGACAAAGAGATTGAAGCTATATGTGAACAGATTGATCAAGTAAGGTCTGAAATACCAAAGTTTCCAAAATGGGTAAACGAGGTAAATGAAGTTCCAGATTTTTCATGGATAGGTAAAACGTTTAGTGTGATTGATGATGACTTTGTAAAGGTAGATGACAAAGTACAAATGATTCGTGATCGCATTGATCGTGAGGTTCAAGATATTACTGAAAATATTGAAACAAAAGATTTTAATAATCGTGTTGAAATAAAAGAGTTAAGTGATAATCTTCAAAAAACAAAAGAAAAAATTTTTAAAGAAATAAAAGAAACTGTGATGAGAGTATGGGATCATCACCACCAATTTAAAAATGATGATAGATTACTTAAAAAACAAATATTAAGTCAATTTAATGCTCTTAAACAAAAAGTAGATGAAGAAGTAAAAGAATTTAATATTAAAAATACAGAAGTAAAAGATTTATCAAAAGGATATTTTGATGATTTAGCTGAAGAGATATCAAATTTACCAATACCAAAATATTATGATGATGATATAAGTTCTCTTGAAAAAGATGTAAAAAAATTAAATAATCATCATGATTATAATACAACTAACATAACAGAGTTATATAAGATAGTTGAAGAATTAAAAGAAAAACAGGAGATCTTAAAAGAAGAGGTAAATACTAGACCTATTCAACCAGATCCAAGTGAAGATAATATAGATCCGCTTACACCGACTAATCAAAATTTTGCAACTCATGAAGATTTAGCAGAACATTACAAACTGTTCATAAACAGAATTCAACAGCAATTATATACGATCGGTGGTGGTGGTGCTGGATTTATAAAGGATCTTGATGATGTTACATTTGATCAAACTACAGGGACTAATAAACTTTTAATTTATGATGGAGATGGATGGGTCGGTATTGCAAGCACATCTTTATTAGGAGATATATCTGAAGCGTCAGGTGATTTTAATGTTGCTGGTAATATTACTGGAACAGCAGCCACATTCACTGGAAACGTAACG